CTTATGGTTCCAGTTTTGTAGGTATGGCACATATACTTAAGATGGACGAGACGACCTCCAGCCAAAGCTCTAGCTCCTCTACTAGCGCACTAGAAACACAATTTGAAGAAGGTGGATTCTTTGCTCACATGGAAGGCCGCTTCGGGGTAGACGCAGAGTTTTCCGACAACGTTAAAAGCATGTTGAGTACCAGCAACGTTCAAGCTCACGCTGATGTGATTACCATGGGGATTATACCTACTCTTAAGTCTAATGAAGTAGCCTCCTCAGTCAAAACCTTGCAGCCATCTGCTCAAGACGTTATGGATCAACTCGCTTCTGTTCAATCAGCTTCGGACAACAGTGTAAATGCAGGAATGGCCGCTGGAGCTAAGAAAGCAAGAGACGGAGCCAGTTTCAAGGACTTGAATTCAGACTACTTGAAGACTGTAGTTTCCAGCTTAAAACAGGGAGATATAGAAAAGAATAAAGTTATTGACACAAACTCCCTTATGACAGCTTTCGACGACTACGTAGTTAAGGCTGCAGAAGGAAAAGCCGGTATCCCAATAAACTTCTTCTTAAAACCAATCACAGCAAGCCAACTTGTTTGTTCTTATCTAGCTAAATTCTCTCCTATGAAGTATTGGCAGCTAAGCTCAGGTGACGATGCCGCCGCGCCTGCTAAGAAAGACAATTAAAAATGAAAACACTAGATTGGAAATCATTTACCATTGGTGTGCTATTGACCACTACTATAGTGCTCGGCACAGGAGCTTCAAAAAAACCATCCATTTCTTGGGATACAAATCAACAGTGGGAATTCAAAACTTCTAATGGTAAAAATATCCCCAAAGGATGGGAGCCTTTTGATTGGGATAGCAACGATAATTTTGACCCACTCCTCTTACGGCGTCGCATCAAATAATTAGTTGAAACATTATGGCAGAAGATCATCAGCAAAAGAAGCTGTGGCACTCGACTGACACACTCAACGACATTAAAGACTGGGTTGATTCAGCTAACAAAGGCCTTCAAGCAGTAGCCGAGGTTTCGGTGGAAGATCCGGTGGCGGAAGCTGCGGTGGATGTGGTGGACGCCGTAGTTGAAATTGGAGACGCCATTATAGAAGCGTTCCTCAATAACCAAATGGGCAACCCTACTCCTGTTAATATCCCATGGGACAAAGTGATTGAAGGGGGAGTTCATTGGAAAGGAAACAATGGAGAAGACGTTATTTGGATGAAAGGGGTGCCCAAAGCGGGAGAGACGCCCACTTTAAATTTCACTCAAGACAAAGGCAAGTGGTGGAAGGCAATAGTAGCCTTTAACAAGGAAGATTGCCAGCATCAATGGGCGGAGGTGTGCGTTGTGTCAGGAGATAACTATCAGTATCACCTAAATATGAATAAATCTGTGGCCACGGATAATTTCATCGTACTCTCCAAGGCAAAGTTTTTAGGAGTGCATACCAACATGTACTTGATAAACAATTGGGCGGATGCTCCAGACGGCTACGATTACACGATTTACTGGGTCAAGGACTGACATAGTAAAAACCAATATTTAAAATACCTCGTCTCCGTTTTTGGGGGCGAGGTTTTTTGTTCTACTGACCATATATTGCTCATCTTTTATCATTTTTACAAAACTCTTGACATTCCAGCAAGAAAGCTTTATAATTCACATAGAATGGATGATCTTTTTTGCAAATTACCGAAACCCGAAGATTCCAACGGGGGAGCCCCAGCCCTCTCAAGGTTAATTAAATCCCTAAATGACAGAAGATACAAATACCCGTTACGCAGAGAGCACTTAACTAAAGAGCAGTCGACAGTTGACGACCTCTATTCAAAAGGGTGGAGCCACATGCCCGGACTTGTCACCGATAAGATAGATATCCTTGACTCTATAAAAGACAAGCTAGACTACCACCTAGATAAAGGCGAAGGCATAAAGTATGGGCTCAACAAGGATAGCGGATTATCTCAATCAGAAGCTAGAGATAAAGAGCTTTTCATGGCCGTAGCAAATCCTCTTTACAAGGTGCCAGAAATAGCAGAATTCTTATTTCATGATAAAATCGTTGATGTGGCTAAAGGGTTTTTCAAAGGTATGCCAGCGGTAGGAACCATGAACCTAAGAAAGAGCTTTGCGAACGACCTCCCTCCAGATCAGACAAATTTTTACCATTGCGACAAAAACACTCCTTGGATCCTAAAATTTTTCCTTTATCTAAACGATGTTGATACAGTAGATGACGGGCCATTCACTTACGTAGAGGGCTCTGCTTACAATAAACCATCAGACTGGACGAGGCAACACAGGTGGCCAGACGAAGACATAGAAAATTTCTACGGGAAAGATAGAATAAAACACCTTACAGCCAAAAAGGGTGACATCTTAACGGCAGCAACCTCAGGTTTTCATAAGGGGCAAAAAGTTAAAAGCAGAGACAGAAGCCTCCTCACCTTAAACTTCGTTTGTTGCCAAGAGAACTGGAGCTGCGAGCATCAAATGGATATAAAACACGAGACTTTCCTCAAGCTGCCCGAGTACAAAAAACCCTTAACAGATTATTTATATGTCGTTGCTTAAGAGTTTACACAACAGCAAGAAGAACCAAGATTGCTATATATTAGCGTGCGGCCCCTCATTGGGTAAGTACGATAATAAAGAAACCAGAGAAGTACTCAAAGATAAAGTAGTATTTTCCATCAAACAAGCTTACGAAAAATTTAAAAAAGAAACAGATTTTCATTTCTGGAATTGCTCAAACCTACCTGTTGACTACATGAATATACCGTATAGGTACATAGACCACCGGCCAGAAGTAGTAGTAGCCAGCAGCAATTATCCTAGAGGGCAAAAATGGAGCCTTGATCAAGAATGCGATTTGTTCTTTCAGGTTCCCCTAATAGAGCAAATAGGGGGCAGAGACAATTGCTTAGCAGCTAAAAATAACTACGACGACTTTCTCTTAGAAAAGACTGGAAAAAAAAGACAGACCGGCCCCGGGATAATGTTAGAAAGCGTTCTACATACTGCGGTACATCTAGGGGTAAGATCAATAACAACCATAGGCTGGGACTTAGACAAGCATGGCAGTCATTTTTACAAAGAAGAAGAAAAAGCTTTCATGGATAATAAAGGCTGCGAAATATCTTGGGATATAGCACTGAATGCAGAGGCGGTACCAAGTATAAAACAATGGTTATTCGATAAAGGAATAAAGCTAAAGATGCTTTCATGAGAAAAGTTTTTATAGATTGCGGCGCGAATCGGGGCCAATCCATAGACTTATTTATTAATACATGGGGCGACGCCAAAGACTACGAAGTCCATTCGTTCGAAGCCAATCCAGAGTTTGAAGAGCAACTAAAAGCAAAACAAGATTTTTATAAAGATTACAATATAAATATACATGTGCCTGTGGCTGTTTGGGACGAAGACACAAGAGGAAAACTTGAATTTTACGGCCAAGGAGAGGCCGGACTGGCCGCTGACGACAAAACCCCCAAACACGGAATGACTTTTAGAAATAATTTAAGAGATTTTAAAGTTGATTCTATAAGTTTGGCAAATGTAATTTTAAATAAATTTTCTAAAGAAGATTATATAATTTTAAAACTAGATGTAGAGGGAGCCGAGTATAGAATAATAAAAGATCTAGACAATAAATCTGTACTTGAATATATAGACGAATTTTATTATGAGTTCCACGGCTTAAAAAAAGGATATAAACTCGAAGATGATATTGAAGCGATTAATATTTTAAATAAATCCCTAAAAAATAAACCCCAAACTTGGTCAGGAAACTGGGAAACGTATATAGGCGAAGAAGTGACAACGGACTACATATATAATTTTTATAAAGAGAGAGCCGGGTATCAGATAGAAGAATATTTAAATTCAAAAGGGTATAAAATTCAAACAGAATCATATTATGAATAGAACTTATATTATTGCTGAAATAGGAATCAACCATAACGGCAGTTTAGAGACAACAAAGAGGCTCATTGATATTGCTGCTGCAGCAGGATGCGATGCGGTTAAATTCCAGAAGAGAAACCCCGACGTTTGTGTTCCGGAGCATCAAAAAGGTGTCATACGAGACACCCCTTGGGGCAGAATGACCTACTTAGAATATAAGTTTAAGGTAGAATTTTGGCAGAACGAGTACGATATTATTGACGACTACTGCAAAAAACAAGGCATAGCTTGGAGCGCTTCCCCTTGGGACCTAGATAGCCTAGAGTTTTTAGCTCAATATAACCTGCCCTTTATAAAGATTCCCTCTGCTATGATTACAAATAAAGAGCTCTTAATAGCAGCATCAGAGACCGATAAAAAGATTATTCTATCTACCGGTATGAGCACAGAAGAGGAAATCTCAGAGGCTGTTTCCCTTTTGGATGAAAGACTAAAGGTAAGAAGCAAAGGAAGCTACGCGGTATTACACTGCAACTCAACTTACCCTGCTCCCATTGAAGAACTAAATTTATCATGCATAAAAACCTTAAAAGAAAAATACAACTGTGAAGTGGGGTACAGCGGACATGAATTTAGGTTAGGCACCTCCGTTGCTGCTGTTTACCTAGGAGCAACGATCATAGAGAGACACGTAACCTTGGACAGAACTTCGTGGGGCTCAGATCATATGAGCTCAGTTGAACCACAAGGATTATTTAAGCTTGTTAGCGGAATAAGAGAACTAGAGCAGGCATATGGAGACGGAATAATTTCAGTAACAGAAAGCGAGAAAGATGTCAGAAGAAAACTCAGGGGCTGATTTAATAAAAAGGAACGTTAAGCTGGACCTACTCAGAGTAAGCCCCTTTGGAAGTCATATGTTCGGAGAGCCTTTTATGCCTTGGGCTATAAGGGAATCACGTGTTTTTCCAAAAAATATTCTAGAAGATGCAGAAGTAAATTCAGAAATCATCTTCTCTAAAGCCTCTGAGTTCGAGAAGTATAAAGATAAAAGCGTTCTGATTATAGGAGGAGGACCTTCTTCGTCTGAGTTTGACTTTTCTAAAGCAAGCCCGGACTTTACGTGGTCCGTCAACCATTTTTTCCTGAGTCCAGTTATAAATAAACTTAAAGTGGACATGGCTATGATAATGGGCGAACCAGATATTAGGTCAAAAGAGTTTTTAGAATATAGAGATAGAAATAATATAATGATAGGCCTAGAGATACACGATAGATGGAAAGGCTATAAATTTGACGACTACAACAACTATTTTCTCATGCACACAGATTTTTACAGCAAGCTAGGAGCCTGCGTTAGAATGATAATTTTTGCCTGCTTTCTTAAAGTAAAGAAGATAAGCTTTATAGGACTAGACGGGCCTAAATACATAGCCAAAGGGCAGCACTCCTTTGAAACCAACAAAAAAACTCTCCCTTCTGCCTTCTCTCCAGAGTTATACAAATGGCACTATACACTATTTTGGGATTATGTAAAAAGAGAGTTCAAGGAAGTGGAATTTGAAAACCTAGGTTATGGCCAAGAGTATCACCCAGTATGAAAGATATAAAAGACATATTGTTTATAATCCAAGCTCGACTTAATTCCCAAAGAGTCCCTAATAAAATGCTTAAGCCGTTCAAAGAGAGCAATCTTTTCAGGATAGCGATGACTAAAGTTTTGCTTAGCGACTATATACCTAAAGATAATTTCTATGTCTCCGTATACGAGCAAGAGCTTATAGATGAAGCGGAAAAACTAGGAACAAACATTTTCAAAAGAAGCCACGAGTCAGCAAATAACGACAATGATTTGCAAAAAATATACGAATGGCACGATAAGCTACCCTTTAAATATGTCATCAAAATCAATGGATGCTCTCCCTTTCTAAAAACAGACACTATTAACGACTTTGCTAAACAGTTCATAAAGCAAGAAGAAGAGAATCTATTCGGGGTCATAGAGCAGAAGGATTATTTTTGGAATAAAGAAGGACTGATGATAACACCTTGGCCTCATGACCAAACTATAATGAACACTAAAGCAGTCGAGCCCACCTACAAGGCGGCTCATGTTTTATACGCGTCTAGAATGGATATTATAAAAGATTATAAATTCATGGGAGATTTCTTTGAAGAAGGTGATATAAAGCTTTTTCCAATGGACGAAGTTGAAGCTTTCGATATAGACTACGATTGGCAGTTTAGAGTAGCGGAGGCAATGCAATAAGAGAAGCTACTTGACATTCAATCAAGTTAATGATATTATATAACTATGTCAGGGTACAAAACTTTCAGCCTCGGTAAGCAAACAGACTTCGAATTCTTAATAAAAAAAGGGTTAAAGCCAGATCATTCCTTCTTAGATGTTGGCTGCGGAGGAGGCAGGCTCGGTAATCAAGCAATAAGCTACCTGAATAAGGATAAGTATTTTGCGTTCGACAAAGAGAACAGCATGATTAATCCATTTCTTTCTATTTTAAAGAAGTTCCCTGCGCTACAAGAGAAGAACCCGACCATACGCTTATCTGACTTTAACATAGAATTTGAAGACTCTGTAGTTTTTGACTTTATATATGCCTATTCGGTCTTTACCCATGTAACCCCTGACTTGATTGTATTGTTCATGAAAAACCTAAAGAAGCATTTTTCTATTCATACAAAGTTTTTCGCTAGCTTTCTCTTAGGGTCAGAGGGGTACGAGAGAGGGAAGCCTCACCTAGACAGAAAAGGGGAGTATGCTGGAGTTTGGTATACAGTTGACTTCCTCAAGCGCACCTTGTTTTTAGAAGGATACAACGTAGAGTTCGTTGGAGACTCTGAGTTTAACTGGGAGGGAGTAAAGAGAGAACTATATGGCAAGAACTCTAGAGACCTTCAATACACACATAAGAACAGCTCTCGCTTCTCTCCTTACGATGTGTCACCCGAGATGCTCCCAAAGGGATACCAGTATACCCATGGACCCCACCAAGAAATGATTTTAATAACAAAAAATGAGTGAATTTAGCTACCTCTCAGATAAGATATTAGGCGCGGAATTTATTAAGGAGCCCTTTCCTCACCTACAAATAGAAAACTTCCTAAGCGATGACCACTTAGGTATGGTTATCAACGATAACCAAATACACTTTGAGGAGCAGGTCGACAATATAAACCTATTACAAACCCTGCTGAACAAATCATATGAGATACAAAACTTCCCCGGTTGTTGTGTAGACCCTTGGGACTATCTCTATAGACTAGAAAACGATGAATGGCCCCAAGACATAAAAGGTACACCCATTGAAAGCTATGGGATCACCTTTAGACTGTCTCTCTATAAAAAAGAGGGTATAGAAAATTTAATTAAATATTTAAACGGAAAAGAGTTCAAACGCGCTTTAGAAGAGAAATTCAATATTACAGAGGACAACTCTATAATAACAGCTATACAAAAGAATCTCACTAAATACGAAATAACACCTCACTCAGACACAAAAAGAAAAGCTTTGACTTATTTATTAAACATAAATAAAGATGACTCAGTGGAGAAGTACGACGTTCATACGCATTTATTAAAATTTAAAAAAGAACATGAACATATTTATAAAATTTGGGACGATTGTGAAGAGCTAGATAGATGCTGGGTGCCTTGGCATCTTTGCGACCCTGTAAAAACAGTTAGAAAAAATAACTCAATAGTGCTCTTCGCACCAACTAGCTATACTCTTCACGCAGTTAAATTAGACTATCCTCATTTAAAGTTTCAAAGGACTCAGATATACGGGAACCTAATGCATAACAACAGAGCGATGCAGCCTGCCATGGATTACAAAACCCTACTATGAAGATAGCTCACATAGGTTCATACGATATAAACTTAGGAGACAATGTAGCTCTGCTAAACGCTAGGAGAGGTTTCGAAAAATATATAAATGACATAGAATGGGTTTCAATAAGGATTCAAGATTTTTGGGAGTTCTCCAACAAACCAGAAGAGACAATCAAGATTTTAAACAAAGACTATGACTGTATTTTAGTAGGTGGAGGAGGCTTAATTGAATATAATGACTGGGAGAATTCACACACGAATTACAAACTGCCCTTCAACAAGGAGATCCTGTCTTCGCTCAATTGCCCGGTATTCTTTATTGGCCTAGGGATTAATAGCTTTAGAGGAGGTAAGGAGTTTTCTGAGGAAGCTAAGCTATCCCTTAAAGAGACTATAGATTTTTCTACATACTTCTCCTTAAGGAACGACGGCTCTCCAGAAGCCTTAGAGAGGATGGGACTAAGCTCCCCAAAAACAGAATCAATACCAGATCCCGGCCTTATTTTTGATTATCATAAAGTCAGAAACAACCACTCGTTGAAACTAAACTTCATACAGCCTGCTTTCAACGGGAAACACATAATAAACCTAAACAGATACAAAAGTTCAAAAAACATAGAAAAGCTTAGACACTTTGCTAATGCTAACAAACTAAAGGCGGTAGCTCATAGTGTAAAAGACTTTCAAGTCTTTGATAATTTTTTAGTTTCCGCTAGCGAATTTAAAAAAGCGGTAGCTTTTGTTCACACTAATCAATTAGTTCAAATTTATTTAAATTTTGATTCGGTTATAGCGATGAGGGGTCACGGACAATTAATCTCCATAGGCCTTAACATACCGGGGCTTTATTTAAGCACTCAAGATAAAGTTAGAGATTTCTCGCTACTTAATGGGTTTGAAAACTTTAATATAGATATAGAAGATGAAAACTGGTACGAACTCTTGGAAGACAAATATAACAAATTAACCTCAGACACTAATTTTTTAGACGATTGGTACCAAATAAAGGAAGATAAAGAAAAAGGTTGGAATAACAGCTTTTATTCTTTTATAGAGAAATGCGTGGAAAAACTTCAGTAAGGGCGACAGCTCACAGCCTTAACAGACCTAAAGCAAAAAGACTTTGCCCGGTGTGCTTGTCGTTGAGAATGCCTGAGGTGGCTCACGAATCCTACCAATGCCAAGACTGTCTTCATATCTTCATAAACTACAAAGGAGATGGATTAAACTATCATAAAGAAGAGTACAGAAAGAACGAGTTCGGAACCAGAGGAGATTCTGAGGTAGACTCAGAAGGAAAATTCACAGAAGATTTTCATGAAGCCAGAAAAGACATATGCGCAAAAAGACTCCAACAGGTAGAGCCCCTACTGAAAGATTGCCCTTCTTGTTTAGATGTAGGAGCCGGAGGAGGAACCTTTGCAAAGACATTAAAAGAAAACACCTCAGTTAATGTTGAGTGCCAAGAGATAAGTGATGTGTGTGCCGACAACTTAGAATCTTATGGATTTAAAACCTATAGAGGAGATTTTTGCTCTGTAGACTTCGAAAAGTCTTACGACTTAGTTACTTGCTGGCATGCCCTTGAACACATAAAAGACATTCACAGCTTTTCCGATAAAGCTGCTCAGGTTTGTAAAAAATTTTTAGTCATAGAGGTGCCGACCAACCGTTTTAGCTTTCTCACTGAAAGAAATAAGAAAAATCCTGATAAACAGTGGGATGGACATTACCACTATTTCTCTGGACTATCCTTGGTTCAACTCTTTGAGAAGAACTTTAGCTTGGTAGATATTAAGGAAGGAGTACAAGCTCCAGCTATTTTAGCGAGCTTTAAAAAAAATGACAACATATAAAGAATATTATGACCACTGTAAGTCTGTATACGAAGGAGAATATATAGGGCTGCTACCCTTAGAAGACCTTTCCTTACACACCTATCTCCCAGATGACCCTTCTTTCCCTTGGCCAGAAGATTACAAAAACAAAGTAGCCAAGATACACGACTACTGTAAGTCAAAAATTAACTCCAAGGAAGGGTTATTTGACCCAAGCCATAAAAATATAATTAAAGTCAACGATTACTATGGCAGCAATGAAATTTACGAATTAGGAAACTTCTTTTGCGACTATTTAGAAAAAAACGTATACGGCTGTCACTCCATCGTAGAGGCTATTTTAATATACCAAAGCTTGCCTAACAAGATAGAAAGAAGCTCTTGGATTTGGCACTATGACGACGACGCCCCCCAGCAATTAAAACTGATGGTTTATTTAAATGACGTAGAGGAAGATACCGGAGCATTTGAAGTTTTAAAAAGCCCCGAAGGGCAAGGGCTGGTAATAGAGTCTTCTAAAATATCACCCGAGACTAACTCTTCCCAAGTCTATAAAGGAAGCAGAATACCAGAGAAGGCCTTAGAAGAGCTCAAGGGCCGAGGTTTTAAGCAATCAAGCATAACAGGTCCTGCTGGCACGTTTTGCCTTTTTGATCCAAACTGTATTCATAGAGCCACTACTCCTAAGAAAAAGCCCTATAGACTATGCGTTGTTTACAATTTTAGACCATACCATAAGAACGAAGTCAATAAAGTTTCTAAAGGTTTCACGAAAACATGGAATAATTTGGCAAACATCAAAAGTTTTAGCACAACACACAAATAGACATGAGCATAAAAGTATTAATAACGGGAATCCTTGGGCAGGACGGAGCTAACATGACAGAATACCTGCTTAGCGCCACTGACCACCATATATATGGCATGCAGCGCCGCTCAGGCACCCCAAACTATGACAACATCAAAAGCTTTCGAGGTCACGAGAGATTTACTCTTGTTGACGGAGATCTTGCGGACTCCTCCAGTATAAACGACCTAGTGATGAAGATAGAGCCTGATTATTTTATTAATTTTGGAGCTAACTCATACGTAGGCGTTAGCTGGGATACTCCCCTAAGTGTCTTCGATAGCAATACATCTGGCGTTATTCGCTGTCTCGAGGCTATAAGAAAGCACAAACCTGACTGTAGGTTCTACAGCGCTGGGTCATCAGAAGAATTTGGGGATGTAGACTACAGTCCACAAGATATTAATCACCCCATTAAGCCCAGAAGCCCCTATGGGGCCTCTAAGGCTGCTGCCAGACATATAGTTAAAGTATATAAAGAATCTTACGATCTTTATGCGGTTCATTCGATCCTCTTTAACCACGAAGGACCAAGAAGAGGAGCCGAGTTTGTAACTAGAAAGATTACTCAAAAAGTTGCAGAGATCTACCACAAGATTCAAAAAAATGAAAAATTTGAACCTCTAAAGCTAGGAAATATAGAGTCCAAAAGAGATTGGAGTGATAGCCGTGATTTCATGAGGGCAGTTTGGCTCATGCTTAACCAAGACGAACCAAAGGACTATGTCCTTGCTAGCGGTAAAATTCATTCAGTCAGAGAGTTTGTTTCGATAGCTTTTCAAAACGCAGGCGTCCCCGGCCTTTGGAGTGGAGAGGGACTTGAAGCCAAGTTTAGAATGTTCCAAGACAATACGGTTCTTGCTGAAGTTGACGAACGTTGGTTTAGGCCAGCAGAAGTAGACCTGCTCCACGGAGACCCAAGTGTCGCAGAAAAAGAGCTTGGATGGAAAAGAGAGATTTCGTTTGACAAAATGGTTAAGGATATGGTAGAATCTGATTTAGCTATCTATGCCAAAAAAGAAAAAGAAGATTAATAACATTTATCAGTACCTTGTTTGGAAGTTTTGCAAAGAACCCGAAAAGGTAAATTGGCCAAAAGAAATAGTCATTGCAAAGGCGCTAATCAAAGACTTTGGCGAGCAAATATTTAAAGACTTAGATTTTAGCTCTCTAGAAATGGAGAGCCTAGCTCAGTTCCGTACGGAAAAATTTAAAAATTATTTATTTAAACAAAAGAAGCTTTCTAGGCTTGACTTTAGAAAAGAACATGCTAAGATAGATAAAGAGATAGAAGTGGAAAAAGTAGAGATAAATAAGGAACCCAAAACACTTATTGATTTTTTAAGACATGGCAGCAAAGAAAAAAGTAATTAACGATAGCCTCTTAACCGCATCAGAGCAACTCTCCTCCTTCCTTAAAACACACAAAGAGGATCACTACAACTACGAGGAGACTATCGAATACAAGGTCTCGACAGGCTCGCTAACGCTTGACATTGAGACAGGAGGAGGCCTTGGCCCCGGACTGCACCGCTTTTGCGGTATTAATGAAGGGGGTAAAACCTCAGAAGCACTAGAAGTAGCTAGACACTTTCTCAAGATGCCCAATTCTAGAGCGGTTTATTTTAAGTGCGAAGGCAGGCTGAGTCCCGAAATGAGAGAGCGCTCAGGGGTCGACTTTATTGATACTCGTGAGCCAGAGAGCTGGAAAGACGGTACTTGCTTTGTTTACGAGAGCAATATCTACGAGTCAGTCTTCGATATGATGAAGATGTTGATACAATTCAACGAGGAAGGAAAAAAGTACATTTTTATACTCGATTCAGTTGATGGCCTCCAGACTAAGAGCGACAGCGAAAAAGCCCTCCACGATGCCACTAAGGTCGCAGGAGGGGCTACTATAAGCTCTGTCTTCATGAAGAAGGTCGCAACAGCCTTGACCAAGAGAGGGCATATGGCCATCTTTGTTAGTCAGGTGAGAGCCGACATACAGCTTGACCCCTACTCAAAAGCGCCTATTAGGCAAACCTCAGCCACAGGAGGCAACGCCTTGCTTCATTTTGCCAACTGGATTCTTGAGTTCGAAGCTAGATATAAAAAAGATTACATTTTAGAGGACGATAAAAAAGCTCCCGATAGAGTCTCAAATAAAATCTTAGGGCAATGGTCTAAGCTGACAGTTAAAAAGTCTCCCAACGAGAAGACTAATGTCGTAATTAGATATCCAATTAAAAGAGGCAGAGTAGGAGGCACCAGCATCTGGAAAGAGTTAGAGATTGTTGACCTCTTGATTCAATATGAGTTTGTAACTAAGTCTGGAGCTTGGATTAAAGTTTCCGAAGAGATTACCCAACAGCTAAAAGATAAGAAAATAGACATACCAGATAAATTCCAAGGCAAGAACGGTTTATTTAATTACTTAGAAGAGAACCCGAAAGCTACTGATTATTTTTATAAAATGTTTAAAGAGACGTTGTCGTGAAAAGAGTGAAAGAAGATCCAAAGCTAAACAAGTACAAGGATATTGAGTGCCATGAATGTGGCAAACTCATAGAAGGCAAGTGGGATTCTCAAGTTTACTTGGGGATGGAAACAGGAGAGCTGGATAAAAGCGGGATACACCGCTGGCTGATTTATGATAAGCATATCAAGTGCTCCCCAAGCAGGGCACAAAGGATTGTTCATCCTAAGTTCCCTTGCGTGATCGATACGAGAGAACAATTCGATTGGCGCAGAGATGATAACGTTTGGGACGATAAGTCGAGAGAGAAGTATAAGAAGCTCTATACCGAATCATGGGTGAAGCTACAGGAAAAATACAACCCAACTTGGGAAGAAAAAGCTGCTTGACAATCAATTAAGTTGATGCTAAGATTACTAAATCAAGACGAATTTCCTTGTTCGACGGAGCAAGGCGGTGTGACGGAACAATCCCTCCCACGGGGGTAACGTAGCGACTGCGAGAAGTACAGAGGCCAATCGGCTGAGGAAAATCGCGGGTGAGTCCGAAGTAAGTCGATCTGAAACATTTGTTTCTTGGGGACTGAAAAGGTGCGGGTACACAAATACTCCCGCCACCATTTTTTTAATATATGGAGTTTGAAGAGTTGTGCAAAGCGTTTGAACAAGAAGAACAGATGAAAACAAAACATTTACAAAAGAAGGCCGCGAAGAAGAAGGTCACACGAAAAGTCAAGCATGATAAGATCCTTATGCGGGATCATGTTCGGTCCGAGATGAAGAGGCACATTGAATACCAGATCAAATCCCTTCGGCAAAGGAACGCAGCCGATTGCGACGCCGTTGCATTCATCAATAAAAAGTTCGCGCAAATACGTCAAGTAATTTCAGATTAGCTTCCCTTAGCTCAAAAAACCGAAAAATAATCCGCGAAGAGTTACTGCTCCCAGTGGACGAGAGATGAAAAAGGACAGCCAAGAGAAATACAGAAAAACCCAAAAAGGGAAAGAGGCAGTTCGCCGCGCTCAAAAAAAATATGACCTAGAAAATGCGGAAAAACGCAGAGAACAAAAAAGAGACTACATGCGCCGCAAAAGAGCAGAGAACCCACGCTACTGTAAGTGGAAATGAGACTCTTGAATACATATGGTCGCCTTGAGAAAAGGAACGTAAACAAATACTTAATCAAATGGGATGAGTCAAGCCGGTCCAACCTACAGTATAATGTAAAGCAGTTTTTAAAGAAGTACTGGAGAACCTGTATTGTCTACGAAGAGTTCCCTGTGTATGGCAGCAGAATGAAAGTAGACATACTAAACGCTACTAAAAAAATAGCCATTGAGGTAAACGGAGCTCAACATGGCAACTATAACAAGTTTTTTCACGCAAACTCAAGGGTTAATTACCTTAAGTCCATTGATAGAGACTTTAAAAAATTGGAATGGTTGGAGTCAAACTCCTATAACCTAATAGAAATAAACCACGATGAGGTAGATTCTTTATCAAAACAATTTTTTAAAAATAAATTTAAAGTGGATTTATAGTGTAATATAATCATATGGAGGAATTTAATAGGTTTAATATTCCAGAAAAGCTACTTAGCCAACTAAATGAGTTTTCTTATGGGGGGTTTTTGCTTTTTACCTTTGATGACAAGGGGTCGCCAAGGTATTACGCCCAGTTTGATAACGAGTTAAATATGATGGCCCTACAAAAGGGCGCTGAGTATTGGCTCCAAGGTGTACACGAACTCAATGCAGAGACAATTAAAAGTCAGCTTTGTGGAGAAGCCCCTCCCCCGCCCCCAGAAGAAGAAGAAGAAGAAGACAGTGAATACAAAGAAGAGGACTGGAACGACGAAGACGATTTTTGTTCTTGATTTTTTATTCAGTTTAGCTTAGAATAAGAGCTGAATGTCTAACATTTCTTCTCTCAAGATAGAACGACATGTATTAGGGGGCTTAATAAAGCACCCAAATGTCTTTTTCGATGTAGATAGGTTCATAGACGCGTCCGACTTCGTATCTAAAGAGCACTACATCATATACTCCACCATCAAGGATATTCTATCTTCGGGTAAGAAATTAGATAAAACACTCCTCGCTCACCAAATAAAGAACCTAGGAGTTTCGTTTAAGAACGAGGTAGACATCTTCAACTACATTGAAGATATATCCTTCACCCAAATCAACAAGAGCGCTGTTGTAGAAGCTTGTCAGGAGCTTTGCAAGATAAGGATTAGGCGCGACATAGATGGAACAGCAGATAAACTTAAAACATTTGTTAAAACTAACGGTCACAGAGACGCTGACTCTATTATAAGCGAAGCAGACCAAATCTACAATGAAAAAATTCAAAACTATTCGAAACTTAACGAACCAGAAGATCTTTTTGGAGGCATAGAAGACTTAATTCAAGAGAGAGCCAATGACCCTAAAGAAGAGATGGGGCTCAAGACCCCTTACAGAAACTTCAATAGGATGTTTGGGGGGATTAGAAAGGGGAACATATACGCATGGGTGAGCAGGCCAAAACACGGCAAATCCACTATCCTTTCCCACTTGGCCACTAGAATGTCGGTCATGAACAATTGCCCTGCCTTAATACTTGACACAGAGATGACGACAGTTGACGTACAGTTCCGTATTGCTTCGTCTGCTACCGGTATATCAGTTTGGCACCTAGAAACAGGAATGTGGAAAAAGGACGAGGAGATGGTTAAAAAGTTTAACGAAAATAAAGACAAACTTAAACTAGCTCAAGAAAAAGTTAAGCATATGACTGTCGCAGGAAAGCCAATAGAAGAAATATGCTCCATCATAAGAAGGTGGTACTACTCAGAGGTGGGCAGAGGCAACGATTGCGTGGTTGTTTATGATTACATAAAACTTACAGGAGAAAAAGACTTCAACAAAAAAGAATATGAATTAATAGGAGAGAAAGTAAACTCGCTAAAAGAACTGACATTAGAACTAGACATACCACTACTTACGGCTTGCCAGCTAAACAGGTCCGCCGAAAGCGGAAATGACGACAGCAGCGCGATTGCACAATCAGACCGACTACAGTGGTTTGCGTCTTTTGTAGCTATCTTTAGAAGGAAGACTCCCGAAGAGATTTCCCAAGAAGGGCCGGAATTCGGGACGCACAAGCTAATCCCTCTGGCAACTCGATTCCAAGGCAGAGAGGCTCAAGGTCATCACGACTTAGTTAGAGTAGCCGAAGGAAATAGGTATAAGTATGTTCCTAATTTTATTAATTACAGTATTGACAATTTTCAAGTTACGGAAAACGGAACCCTTGAAAATATGGTTGAGGCTGGCGCACTCCAAGCCACCCTTAATGACGAAGAGCCAAATAGAAGCGAGCTACTATGAGTAACCTAGACGTTGATCAAATAAGAGAAATTTTAACTGAGATTGGTTATAGCCTCAGCGACCAAGGCAAGTATTTCAGAACTAAACCTCTCTACAGGGACTCGAGTAGCGCAACGGTACTAAGCATAAGGAAAGCTGACGGAGTCTGGAAGGACTTCCGACAAGATATTGGCGGCAGTTTAGAGGATTTGGTTAGGCTAACATTGCGCTTAAAATCTAAATCTGACACAACCAAATGGATGTCAGACAGAGGACTCAACGCAGACAGAGAGATAAGAAAGATTGAGCCGAAAGTAGTTCAAACTAAAGTCTTCAAAAACGAACTCCTCTACAAACTAGTCCAAGACCATTCTTATTGGCTTAAAAGAGGTATAAGCGCCGACACCTTAGACCTTTTCCAAGGCGGTACTACTTTTTCTGGGAAGATGGCCTACAGATATGTATTCCCGATATTCAACAACAAAAAACAAATAATAGGGTTTGCAGGGAGAGACTTAAAACCAGATCAGGGTGATGACGCGAAGTTCTTCAGACCCAAATGGAAGCTAATAGGAGATAAGTCTAAGTGGCGATTCCCTTTAATAATTAACCACGAAATAATAAGAAAAAGCAAGGAGGCCGTACTAGTTGAGAGCATAGGAGACATGCTGTCACTGTGGGAGCATGGGATAAAAAACTGCATAGTCACCTTTGGGGTTAGTCTGTCACCAGATACCCTGAGCCTGCTTACTAGGCTAGACCCAGACAGAATATTCCTATCCTTCAATAATGATTCAAATAATAGCAGCGCAGGAAACAAAGGAGCTTACCATGCTAGGAAAAAACTATTGAAATTCTTTGATGAAAACCAGATAACAATAAAGCTTCCGGAGGGGCACAACGACTTCAACGAAATGCACATTAAAGAGCCTGCTCTTTTAAAAAACTTTTTTAATGTCTAAAAATGATAAAATACGTCTTAGCGCAAGCAAGATAAAAACACTAGATACGTGTAGTTGGCTATTCTACTCTAAGTATTTCTTAAAGGTTCCTGACACGACCAACGACGGAGCATCTAGGGGAACCATTGTCCATTTGATCTTCGAATTACTGCTAAAACCGAGGCATAAAAAGAAATACTTTAATAAACTTAAGAAAAACCCAACAGCAATACTTAGATGCAAGCCGGTAAATAAACTGCTAACAAAACACACTAAACGTTTAAACGTCAATGACAAAGACAATCTATCTCTTATTTATCAAATGCTTTATGTAGGGTTTAATCATAACTTTTTTTGTAAAGGCAGCAAAAGCCTCAAAGAAGAGGAGCATTTTGAAATAGAAGGGGATAACTTCGTTATTAATGGCTTCATTGATAAAAAAGCTTTTTATAAAAATGGAATAGATATTTGGGACTACAAGAGTAGCAAAAGCAAATTCAGTAAAGAAGAAATAAATGCGAATTATCAAGCTCTAATGTATTCCCTTGCTACCTTTAAGAGCGACGGGGTAATACCTAACGTTAAGTTTTTATTTCTAAGGTTCCCAGATAACCCAGAGCAAGTCGCCCCCAAACTCTCAGAGGACGAGTTAGAAGGCTTTGAAATGTTCCTCTCAGAACTTGCCGATCTACTTTCTAACTACGATGAAGACAAAGCCCTTGATAACTTAGCTAAAAATAGCAGGAAATATAGGTGGCTCTGCGGCAGCGACAAGCCCGGAAAGTGGATATGTCCAGTTAGAAAGCCAAGTACTTTTTACTCCCTAGTAGACAAGGACTCTGGAAAGATATACAGAAGTGCTTTTAATAAAGATGAATTAAAGGCCGACCATAAATACGAAATAGTAGAGAAGAACTACGATGGTTGCCCAGTCTGGACAGGAAACCCTCCCCAAGGTAAAACAGCTTTTGATTTCTCCGGTTTTTGACTTGACTTTAGCCTCAGTATAGGCTATCCTTAGGGAGGAATATGAGTAACAAAGGTTATGTCTTGTTTTGCGACGAAAAGTACTATTACTTGATGAGGAACGTACTTAGACTCTTGGATAAATTTTCCGAGAACAAGGTTCTAGCGTATACCGTTAACTTTCTACCTACCGAGTCTTTTAAAAACGTTATTTGGAAAAGAGTTGATGACCCCAACTTACTTGAGTACGAGTCTACTGGGAAAAACGATTTAATTAAAGACGGATGGGATAAGACCATGTATTCCTGTTTTTTGAAAGCTTCCATTGTTGCTGACTCACTGGAAACAAATCTAATTGACGAGTTTTTGTATTTAGACGTAGACACGTTTCCAACAAGAGATATTGACTCTGCGTTTTTAACTGGCAGAGAGAAATCAACAAACTATCCCATATTACCAAGATATCTGTGGGAGTTGATGATGTTTGGAGGGAAAGGCAACCCACACACAAAAGAAGGCTACAAAGAGGAGAAAACACTGGAATGGTGGCTAATTAAAAATCTAGGCATCGATAAATTAGGTTATAAAAGGGAGCATTATAGGTCGTCATGCTTTTTTTACTACAATAAAGACTCAAAGCCTTTCTGGGAAGAGGCTCGTAAAATTTTAACAGATAAAGAAATATTTAGGAACCAGAACGAGTTCTTTAGTGATGAGTCTGTTATAAATGTGCTACTTTGGAAAGGTAAATATGCAGATTATTTTGATAATATGAGAGCTATCCATATAGAAAACGGTGATCAGCTTAACTCAGTTGATAAAATAGATGAATTTTTTGAAGATTTAAAAAACCGGGACAGCGGCCCGTCTCTAGTAACAAATTGGGATAAAAAGTCTCACCCAGATAGAGCGTGGATGTTTCACGGCAAAATATGTAAGTTTTTTTGGAAGGAGAACTCCATTAGCGGAGAAAGGAGCTACGACGAAAAAGAAAACGAACGCTTGAATGATTATTTTCTCCATAAAATAAGCGTTGCCCTTTAAGAAGATGAAATCTATTCCTTTATTCAAATCTCACTATAGTATCGGCAGATCGATTCTCTCTTTGGAAGACCTAGAGGAAAAGAGAAGCAACTACCCTTCTTCGATAGTCGAAATAGCCAAGAGAAACAAACTGGAGTCCGTATTTTTAGTGGAGGACACTATGAGCGGCTACCTAGAGGCTTATAAAAATTTTGAAAACAGCGGCATAAACTTAACCTTTGGCCTGAGGCTGTCTATATGCAATGACAGCACAGACAAAAGTAAGGATTCCCTTGACACAGAATGTAAATTTGTTATTTTAGCTAAAAACAGCGAAGGATACAAAAAACTTATCAAGATATCTAGCTATGCGGCGTGCGACGGATTCTATTACCAGCCAAGAGCAGACTTTTCAATTCTTGCGAAGCACTGGGACGACAAGAGCCTTCAGCTATGCGTTCCCTTTTACGACTCATTTTTGTTTAAAAATTCAATGACCTTTTCAGTTTGCTTTCCAAAGTTTGAGTTTACTAAACCTGTATTTTTTATAGAAGACAATGATTTACCTTTTGATTATATTATAAATAAGAAAGTTAAAACGTATTGCAAAGAAAACGAAATGCAGTCACTTGCTGTGAAGTCGATTTACTACGAGAACAAAGACGACTTCAAAGCTTATCTTACTTTTAGGTGCATCAACAATCGATCCACCTTAGACAATCCTAAGTTTGATCACCTCTGCTCCAACGAGTTTAGTTTTGAAAGCTGGAAAGAGCAACAAAAAAATGCAAAAAGCAAAAAATAATCCGCGGGAGGATTAATTTAACAGTGGACTATATATATGGACGAACACTTACTTAGATTTAGAAAAGATAAAAAACTAATCTTCATTGACTGCGAGACATACAATCTCTGCTTGAACTTCTGTCACAACGTAACTTGGCAGGTATCAATGATTAAGACGGACGGCACAAAAAAACTTGATGAAAAAGATTATTACATTAAGTGGGACACCGACTTCAAGATTAGTGAAGATGCTGCTCGCATCACTCGCTATGATGAAGATTATGTAAATAAAGTTGGTAAGAATGTTAAGCAAACCTTACCCACAATTATAAAATGGCTAGATGAAGCAGACTATATAGTTGGGCATAATATACTTGGTTTTGATATTTATTTAATAAAAGAACTTTATAAAATAGCAGGCAAGGATTATAAACACCTTGTATCAAAGACTATTGATACTAATTGTATAGCCAGAGGCATTAAGATGGATATACCATATAAGCCAGAAGAAGATTTCGCAGAATATCAATACAGAATATATAATACAAGAAGAAAAGGGATTAGATCTAATTTAACAGCTTTAGGCAAAGAATTTGATATAGAGCACGATTACCAAAACCTACATAACGCCCTTGTCGATCTAGAGCTTAACGTAAAAGTCTGGAACCGCTTAAAGTACTCGCTAGAACTATGACACCAAATACATTTTTAAAAAAGTTTAAAAACACAGACTTGTCGCTTCACGGCGTAAGACTTCCCTCCTTTGAGATTAGTGACGAAGCTAAAGAGAAGCTTGAGGTTAGCGACGAGGACGACAACTACCAGATACTCCGCAAGCTTTGCTACGTAGGGTACGAAGAGAAAATCTTGAGCGGGGAACTAGACCCCAAACTTGCCGAGAGATATACGGACAGGACAGAACTTGAGATCAAGACGATGAAAGAGCTTGGCTTTATCGACTACATGCTCCTCACTTGGGATGTTATTAACTTTTGCAAAAAAAGCGATATCCCTATTGGCTTGGGCCGTGGTTCTGCTGCTGGAAGTTTTGTCTTATTTTTGCTAGGCATCACTAACCTAGACCCAATTAAATATAACTTATTTTTCGAGAGATTCATTTCAAAGATTCGGGCAAAGAAAAAGGTCGTAGACGGGATCACGTATCTTGACGGAAATCTTATGGTCGATATTGATAATGATGTTTGCTATTATAATAGGCACAGAGTATTAGATTATATCGACGACAAGTTTAGAGGCAAGACGGCAAAGATTCTCACCCTTAATAAACTTAGCGGCAAGCTTCTTATTAAAGAATGCGGAAAGATTATAGCAGGTAAGAGCGAGACAGAGATGAACACAGTCTCTAGCCACATTCCCAAAATCTTTGGTCAAGTAAAGGACCTAGAGGAAGCATACGAAGAAGTATCAGAATTTAAAGATTGGTGCGACGAAAAAGAAAATAAAGAAGCGTACAGAACAGCCCTAAAACTTCGCGGCTTAATTAAAAACAAGAGCGTCCATGCTTCTGGCGTCTTGCTATCTTACGACCAACTAGAAGATAGCTGCCCAGTGGAACTAACCAGCGACAAGGCCGTGGTATCGTCCTATGATATGAATTGGGTTTCTTTATTCAACGTCAAGTTGGATATACTAGGCCTCAGAAGTGTGTCGGTTGTTAATGATGTCTGTCAGCAAGTTGGATTAAAGGCTACGGAAATAGACCTTAACGACCTAAGTATATATAGAGACTTGCAGGACTTAAAAACTCCTCACGGACTATTCCAAATAGAAGCAGACACTAACTTTAGAGTCTGTCAGGAAGTAAGACCTAAGAACCTAGAAGAGCTTAGCGCCGTATTAGCCCTAGGAAGGCCCGGAGCCCTTGCGTTCGTTAAACAATACGCTGACTACGCAAACCACGACGCTTACGAGCCCATACACCCTCTGTTTGACGAGATCCTTAAGGGAACCGGGGGAGTAGCCCTCTACCAAGAGCAGTTAATGCAGATGGCCCATAAGATAGGCTTCACACTAGATGAAGCGGAAATCTTAAGGCGAATAGTAGGTAAGAAGAAAGTTAAAGAAGTCAGGCAGTGGAAGAAAAAGATTAGACAGAAAGTAGACGAAAACAGGCTTTCATCTGAATGGACAGGAACCAAAGGGCAAGTAGACGTAGGCGATGTACTGTGGAAAGTGCTAGAAGATTCCGCAAACTATTCTTTCAATAAGTCTCATTCGATTTGTTATGCTGCCTTAGCAGCCATCACAACTTATTTGAAATTTAAGTATCCTAAGGAATTCTTTTTGTCTCTCTTGAAGATGACGAAACACGAACCAGACCCCCTATCGGAAATAAACAAGATACAAGTAGAGCTATCCCTATTTGACATAAAGCTGCTACCTCCCCATATTACCAAGTCTAAGATGGACTTCTGCATTGAAGGAGAGAACATAAGGTACGGGTTGACTTCTATAAAAGGAATTTCAGACAAGACCATAGAAAAGCTAAATAATTTTAGAGCAGAATTTTCAAACAAGTTCGAGGTGTTTCAAGCTGCCAGCGAAGCTAAGGTCGGGATAGGCGTACTGTCTGCCTTAATCCAAGCCGGAGCTTTCGAAGGTTTCTCACAGACCAGAACCAAGATAGTGCTGGAAGCCCAACTATGGAACATATTAACACAAAGAGAGAAGAGAATAACCTACAGCCTAGGCGATAAATTTGATTTTGATTTAATTAAAATTATTAAAAGCTTAGTTGACAGACAAGACGAAGACGGAAAAGTTTACATAAAAGGCTCAAGATTTGAGACAATTAAGAGAAAATACACACCTTATAAAGAAATTTACAACCAAAATAGTAAATCCGAGAGCTTAGCCAACTGGTATTATGAGAAAAAGCTCTTGGGCTATTCTCACGCAAACTCACTCAGAAAGGTGTTTAAAGAGAGTGTGCCGGGATTACAGAGCATTAGAGAGGTTAATGATAAAAGAGTAGGAGAGAAAGTCACATTTGTTTCTACTATTGATGATTACTATAAGGGGAAGTCTAAAAAAGGCTCCACCTACATGAGGCTAACTAATTCTGACGAGACAGGAGTAATAACTGCTTTACAATTTAACCGAAAGATAGACGAAAGCGCCCTAATTAACGGAGGCAGGGTTCCCGCCAAGGAAGATATAGTGATAATCAAAGGACTCAAAAAAGAAGATGCGGTTTTTATCGATAACATTGGCATCCAAAGTCAAAAAATCTTCACAAAACTGTCCGAATTAAAAGATATATCTTGACCTAAGGCCAAGTTAGTGTAATAATGATAGAACCTTCTTAAAGAGATGCACACACAAAATAGTAAGCCCCAGATTAACGGATTAGAGGAAATTTCAAATTTTATTTTTACAAGCAAATACGCTCGCTATAGCGACAAAAACAAACGAAGAGAAACGTGGGATGAGGCGGTCTCCAGAGTAGAGGGGATGCACCTAGAAAAATATAACTTTTTACCAGATGAAGACAAAGAGGAAATCAAGAAAGCTTTCACTCTAGTAAGAGAAAAGAAGATAATCCCTTCCATGAGGTCTATGCAATTTGCAGGACCAGCAGTCCTAGCCCATAATGCAAGAATTTTTAATTGCTCTTGCAGACACATGGATTCAATTAGGTCTTTCGCCGAATGTTTCTATCTACTTCTTTGCGGGTGTGGAGTTGATTTTGGAATTACCAAGAAATATCTCAGCAGACTTCCTGACTTAGTTAGCGCGGAAAATAAGACGGGAATCGTCATGACGTATTCTGTTGAAGACAGCATAGAGGGCTGGGCGGATAGTATCGAAGTTTTACTTGACAGTTTCTTTAAACAGACTCCCTTTACAGGCAGAAAGGTTGTATTCGATTACTCTAAGATTCGGAGAAAAGGAGCGAGGCTCAAAACTGGAGGAGGGAAAGCTCCCGGCTATAGTGGATTAAAAGCAGCTCACATAAAGATCAAGAAGTTGCTAGACGAGCTCATCGAAAATAAAAGCCAGTTAAGGCTAGAACCAATAAATGCTTACGACATTCTAATGCATTGCGCTGATGCGGTTCTTAGTGGAGGCATTCGCCGTGCCGCGACCTCCGTTGTCTTTGACGCCGACGATGAGGACATGATGAACTCTAAAACAGGAAACTGGTTTGAAGACAACCCACAGAGAGCCAGAAGCAATAACTCAATCTTATTTTTGAGAAAAAAAGTTACAGAAGAAGACTTCAAGAAGGTTTTAAACAGCGCTAAAGAGTTCGGTGAGCCGGGGTTTATTTTTGCGGATCATGAAGACATGCTTTCTAACCCTTGTCGAGAGATAGGCTTTATTCCGGTAACTAAGGACGGAAGGTGCGGTGTTCAGTTTTGTAATCTCACTTCCGTAAATGGAGCTAAGACCCATACTCCCAAAGAGTTTAGAGAGCACGCTTGGGCTGCTGCTTTAGTAGGAACACTTCAAGCAGGCTATACAGACTTTCACTACCTCAGAAACGCCTCCAGAGAGCTTACAGAAGAAGAAGCTCTTCTTGGTGTATCAATAACAGGAATAATGGACAACCCCAAGACCTTACTTAACCCTAAATACCAAAAGGAATGTTCAGAAATAGCAGTTAACACAAATGAAAAATGGGCGAAAAAAATTAACATTAGGCCAGCAGCCAGAGTCACTTGTGTCAAACCAGAAGGAACGTCTAGCTTGGTTCTCGGTTCTGCGTCAGGCATTCACCCTCACCATAGTCATAAGTATTTTAGGCGCGTACAGTGCAATAAAATTGATAATGTGTATCAGTATTTTAAGTTGTATAATGATAAGCTCTGCGAGGAAAGCGTTTGGAGTGCGAATAAGACGGATGACGTTGTCACCTTTCCAATCGAAATCACGAACGGCGCATTAACCAAGAAAGACCTTGATGCAATTAAGCATCTCAATCACATAAAATCAACTCAAGAAAATTGGGTTCTTCCCGGGACAACCAAACATAACAAAAAGAAAACTACCCATTCAGTTAGCTGCACGATCCTCGTGGAGAAAGACGAATGGGACAAGGTTGCCGAGTACCTTTTTAAGAACAGAGATTTCTTTGCTGCCGTTTCTTTGCTGGCTGCTACTGGAGATAAGGATTTTAAACAAGCTCCAATGGAGAGGGTTTCGACAGAAAAAGACGAGAAGACTTTCAACAGACTGTCGTCCTCTATGTCTAAAGTAGACTATACAGCTCTACAAGAAACACATGACGAAACGACCCTACAAACCAACTTGGCGTGTGCTGGAGGCAATTGCGAAATAAATTGATGGAACCAAGCCCCCTAGCACTCTTAATAGTTGTTCCTATTGTTTTAGGAGTCTTCTTTATTTATATGTCATTTGTAAAAGAGGCCCAAAAATTTGAAAAGGAAAAAGAACTCGTTAAAGAAGAAAATAAGGGTAATACTCCCCAATGAGTCGGGCTCTATTCCCCAATATTTTTTTAAATAAATAAAAAAGTAACAAAACACTAGGAATAAACGTCTCTATGTTTGGCACGATAATTGCAGTGTAATATACATTATGTTCATTAAAAGAATTCTTAAGATTGGGCTGGTTGCTGTTATGGCGTCAGCGTTAACAGTTTCAGCTCAGGTCCCTAAGCCTGCGCCTAAACCAGATAAACCTGAAAAGGAGAAGCCTGAGCGCGGTGGCAAGAAATTTGATCCAGCTAAAGTTAAAGAGCGCCTTAAGGCTGCTTTTGAGAAGCGCAAGAAGCATCGTGGTGATGCCAAGAAAAAAGGCCACAAAGTTAGTGATCGCAAGAAAAAAGATGGCGGCTTTGGTAAACTCATAAGAGACGACGCTAAGGTCAAAGAACTGCGCGAGGCCTTCAAAGAGGCCGCTAAAAAGCAATGGACCGGCTTCGACAAAGATAAGTGGAAAGACGCCACAGACGACGAGAAAAAGGCCCTAAGAGAGCAAATGACTGCTTCTAGGAAAGAATGGATGGAAACAATGAAAAGCCATCGCAAAGAAGTTCATGCTCGCATAAAAGAGATTCGTGAAGAGTTTAAAAATAAGCGCGATGAAGTCATCGACGGAAACGACCCAAAACCATAATTTTATGAACAAATATATTAAACTAATTATTGTAGCAGCTTTACTGCTAGGAGGTGTTAGTATCGCTCAAGCCGACCGTCACGGTGGTCACAGCAAAACTAACAGAGTAGACAAAGTTAAAGGCAAGCCAGCGCCTAAGAAAGCTAACCCAGCAGAAGTCAGAAAGAAGAGGCACGCTCTTGCTGCCAAGAAAATCAAAGATGGCGTCAAGGCTGGTAAGATTACAGAAAAGCAAGCCAAGGAGAAACTAGCAGCCCTAAGAAAGAGTTATGTTTCAGGGGCTAAGGGATCAAGTCGTAGGCCTTCACGCGAAGACCTTGTCAAGAAGTTCGATAAGAACAAAGACGGTAAGCTAGACGAGAAGGAAAGAGCAGTAGCTCGTAAGGCTACAGCAGAGTGGAGAAAGAAGGCCGCAGCTAAGCGCTCTCCTAAAGATGGAGAAAAGAAAGCTGAAAGCCGCAAGAGAGGCCGTAAACCCGGCTCTGACAGGAGCAGAGGCTCTCGTCGGGGAGGCAGAGGAAATAGGCCACAATGAAAGAGTGACAATCTTATCATACAATACCATAAGCCATATTATATTCCCCACAGGATAGCTGATAGAGCTAATGAATCCACTCCAGAAGTAAATTGGAAGTTGAACATACCGAGGAGCAAAGTTGGAATGGTTATAATAAGGCGACCCGAGTCACGCGGGGGTGATATTGTAATAAAGTAATACCAAAGGGGGGCTTCGGCCCCCCTCTTCTTTTTAGCTTGACCCAAGTGTAATAACAGTATATAATATAAAATATAAGAATGATGTCAGCGGAAAAAGTCTCCACAGAGATAAGAGTTCAAGAAAATAAAGAAATTCAAGACAAGCTTGGCAAAACATGGTTCTTTGACTTAGACGGGACCTTGCTAAAAAGCACATCTAATGAAAGTTTAGATAGCATCATAAATCAGTTTGGCCCAAAGTCATTCAGACAAGAGATCGCACTACCTTCCAGCAAAAAGTTTTTAAAAAACATCCCCAAACAAGATAAAGTCGTGCTAACCACCGCCAGATCAAAAAGACACAAAGATCACACCGTTAAAGCCTTAGACTTCCTAGGCATAAAGTACGATCAGATTATTTTCGACATAACATCTGGAGCTAGGATACTGGTTAACGACATTAAACCCAAAGGAGCTGTTAAAAACGGCCATGAGATTAAAACAGCCTTTGCTATCAATCTCAAAAGAGACGCAGGTCTAGAAAAGGAACATTTAAATGAATATCTCAGAATTTGACAGGTCAAAGCCGAGAAAGTGCTATTCTTTCATAAAGAAGCTTATAAGAAAGTACGATAAAATCGTAAAAGATATGCCCATAATGGAAGACGAAGACGCTATAAAGGTCGAAATGGCAGATGATTTCCGAAGAGAGCTTAACCAATTAATGAAAATTTTCAAAACAGGAGAATAAAATGCGAGCTAACAGAAAAACACTAATAATTGCAATTGTTGGCCTATTAATGGGCTGGCTGCTAGTTACCTCTCTATCGGGAGCGTATCCAACTTTTGGAAACAAAGCAGTCGACCCAGATGTAGAGGTTTTGATTCCCGGTATGGTCTGTCCCTCTTGTGCCGTTGGTATTAAAATAGGATTCAAGAAAACTAAAAAAGTTAAAAATTTAGAAATGATTACTAAAAAAGAGATCATTCTTTTAGAGTATTGGGGTCCAGAAGTACACCCTACTGAAATTCGCAAAATTGTAAAATCTGCTGGCTATGAAGTAAAATCAATAAAATGGTTGAAGAAAAAAGAACCAAATAGATACAATAAGCCGTAATTTAAAATGGAAAGAAGAGCCATTATAACCTGTGTTTGCAACATAGAGGTTAGAAACGCAAATGAATACGAAGCCTTAACTGAAGTAGATAAAATGCTAGAAAGGGAGCAGTTCCTGTCAGACAGGGCGACTTTAATAGTAAAAGAAACAATAACGACCAGCTCAGATGGATGCGGAGTAGTGTATAAGAAAAAGGATACCGATGGGAATGTTTGATGAAATAGTAATACCGAAGTCTTACTTGAAAGGCTTACTAACCAAAGAGGAAGAGAAGTTACTTAAGACGACAAAGAGCTTCGCAGGCTCTATCTCAGGAGTCGTTTTCCAAACTAAATCCTTGGATAACGAACTGGCGATCTACAAGCTCTACAAACAAAAGCTTTACAAGAACGATAGAGACGCGGTCCTCCAAGAAGTTAAAGGAAGTAAATGGATACCCACGACCTATACGGGAGAAGTTGATTTTTACGATCATATAAAGGACAAAGAAGGCAATGTCCACTGGGCAGAGTTTGTGTTTGTCTTTCGCAAAGGAAAACTTGACGCAAAACGTTTATATGAATTTAAAATACATAGAACTGCAAAAGAAATCGAATTAGAGAACAGGAAGTGGGAGGCAGCGAGGAGTAAGCAGGACGAACATGAAAAGACTTTTAAATATAAATTTTATTTTTTCATTTTTAAAATTTTAACCAAACTAATCAATAAAGTGAAGGCTAGGCTTGACCCTTACTCTTACGAATATGGAACAGTTAAAATAAAGGATGAATGAAACAAGCGTTTACATTAATTGAGCTACTAGTTGTCATAGCTATTATCGCAATCTTAGCGGCCCTTCTGCTCCCCGCATTGAGCTCGGCTAAGCAAACAGGCTGGCAGGCCGCATGCATAAACAACCAGCGTCAACTCAACCTTGCTTACGTAGAGTTTGCAGCAGATCACGAAAATAGATTTCCATATGCATCAGCATGGGCTGGTGAGCCCTCAGGAATGTGGGCGTGGGTTGCTGATAGCATGAGCGGTAACGGTGCATGGGGTCAAACTGACAGACCTCTCTTCTATTCGCCTTTAAAACCTTATGCTGGTATGGGTATATATCATTGTCCCGGCGACAAGTCAACCGTTCGCATACCCGGGCCTATATCTGACACACTCAAACCTAAAATAGTCAACAGGCCTCGCTCTTATAGTATAAATCTTTTTGTTGGTGGTTGGTCAGGATGGCCTTGGTTATCAGATACCCAATACAAAATTCATCATACTTACGATGATGTACACAACGCTAGCCAGTTATTTACCTTTATTGAAATGCCGCCTCAATCTATTAACGCTGGGAACTTTAGAGTAGCGCCAACGCTTAAAAATGGTGAAAGTTTTTTCTCTCAAGACTGGCCGGGAGTTTATCACAATAACGGTTCTGTTATTTCTTTCGTAGATGCGCATGTAGAATTTAAAAGATGGCTCGAAGAAGACACAATAAATATATCATCTGACGCAATGGACCCAACTACTAATACAGATAAAATAGTAAGTCCAAATAATCGAGACCTCGCATGGCTTAGAGAAAGAGCAATTGTGCCAGACCCTAATACTCACGAATGGTATGGAGGAGGCCTAGGAGGTATAGGGCGGTATAATAGAACTGGCAATCATCGAACTATTGATGGTAAAGTATATGACTCATGGGGCTGGTATTGGAACGATAGCTGGGGTAGTCACCCTACATGGAAACCATACCAATGAGAAAAGGATTTACTTTAGTTGAATTACTAATGGTAATCGCTATCATCGCTCTTCTAGCGGCGCTTTTGTTGCCAGCAATTGCTAAGTCTAAATCAGTCGCACAAAGAGTAGCATGCATCAATAATCAAAAACAGCTACAAATGGGTCACATGATTTTCAGCGATGACCACGGTGACAAAATATTATATTCAAGTTCTTGGAAATATGAAAGATGTTCGAAGTATACATGGGCACCCGGTAGTTTGAATCTTTCTCAATATCTAAATAAAGCGCAATTTCTAAAAAAATCTCCCCTTTATCCTTACGTGGGCCATTCTGTTGGGGTATTTAAATGCCCAGCGGACAAGGATATGATCAGAATAACAAACAAGGCCGGTGAGTTAAGACAGATCTTCCCGCGTCATAGGAGCTATAGCATGAATATCCACGTGGGAGGGTGGTCTGGCTGGCCAGTGGAAAATGATAAAGAATGGAAAATATATCATAAACAAGCCGACATAGAAAAACCTTCTAATATTTTTACTTTTATAGAAATGCCATTTGAATTTATAAACGCTGGTTGCTTTCGGGTAGTTATGAACGAAGGCCCTCCTACCCATAAAGTATACGACATGGACGTTCCGGGTAAGTACCACATTGACGGAACAGCATTAGCTTTCGCAGATGGTCATGTCGAAACCAAAAGATGGCTGGACGAGCGGACAAAAACTGCGCAAGGTAAATATTACATTGATGGTTCTAATTTCAAGTACGGAATAAGAAGGGCATATGGCAGCGTAGACGTAAAATGGTTAAAAGATAGATCCACCACCAAAATAGAAAACTTCAAGGCTCAGAAATATACATGGTTTCCTTGGGTTCATGGGCTATCAAGACAAATGCGCAAAACGAATGCGGGACATGAAGGCTCATATGATGCTTATGTCCGTTACGGCAGAAGAGATTCATGGGGGTGGTATTGGAATGATCAATGGTAATTTAAGAATGAACGTTAAAGAATGCCCCTTTTGCGACCTTGATTCGCAGTTTGTAATGGATAAAAACGAGTATGCCGCGTCTTTTCTGGACGCCTATCCGGTAACAGAATACCATACTCTTTTTGTCCCTCGCCGTCATGTACTGACTTACTTTGATTTAACAGACGAAGAAAGAGAAAGTATCCATGAACTTATAACTTTTCAACGAAAACGTATATTAGACCAAGACCCTAAAGTAAAAGGCTTTAACGTTGGCTGGAACTGCGGCAAGGAAGCGGGGCAAACAGTTTTTCACGCTCATTGCCACCTAATTGCCCGCAGGGGAGACAACGACCTTGAAGGCGGAAGCGGCTTCTTGGACGTAACCGATAAACCTCTTTTACATCCATGGGTGTAATTATAACTAAGATTTAGAACAATGAAAAGACTATTACCACTATTGTTTGCGGTTTCTGCTTTTGCAGAAAGTAATCTGTACGACGGGATAACTGAAAGAAATGCTTTTGAATTAACGGCTGAGTTAACAAGGCCTATCTTGCCTCCTGCATCTGAGATTTTGAAGCCCGCCTTATATTTAACAGGATTGACGCATTTCAGAGGCATTAGAAAAGTTCATTTAGTACTAAGAAAATCTGGAGAACCCGATAAATTTGTATCTCTTGCAATAAACGAAAAACAATACAACGTAGAATTAAAAAAGATAAATAAAAATTCTGCTTTAGTATCGAACAACGGAAGTGAAGAATTGATGTCTTTTGAAAATAATGGCCTACCCACGATGGTAACGAAAGCTCCAGTAAAAAAAGTATTAATGGAGAGAAGCTCCTCCAGATCTTCAAGAGGTAAAGAGAGTAGCAAGAAAGAAGAGAAAAAGTCAGCTCCCGCTCCAGCAAAAGCCCATATAGTGCAAGTCCCCTCCCGTAAACCACAAATTGATCCGCGCATTGTCGAAAAAGGACTTGAATATATCAGCAGAATAGACGACCAAGAAAAAAAAGAGTATATTATGAAAAGACTTGAGTCTTTACAGTCGGGACAATACAAAATCAAATCAGACATAGACCAAAACGAACGCCGCAGACAATACGATGAATGGAGAAAGAGGCGCGACGCTAGGTGAATATAGAAAAAAATAATTTAATCGAGTTCGTTAACGTTGTAAACGAATGCTGCGAAATAATGCCAGACAACGAGGTAGCCGAATGGCTACTTACCCCCAACCGAGATCTGAATATGGAGATACCATTAGATTTAGTCGGAGACACAGTAGGTAGAGAAAAAATATACAGACTTCTCTATTTTATTGATATCGGGGAAGCCGATCTATAAGATGACAGATTGCGCTAAATGTAAAAAGACCTTTGAAGAAATAAACTTGACATGGATACAAGTTAAAGGTAAAATGAAGGTATATTGTGATGGATGCCTTAAGCAAACCAAAGATAGTAAACAAAGACTGGGGCCATGAAATCTGGCTTGTAAATAACATGTACGAGAATTATTGCGGTAAGATTCTCTTTATTAAAAAAGGACATGGCACCTCAATGCACTTCCACGCCAAGAAACATGAGAGCTTTTACATACTTGAAGGTCAGTTAGACATAGATATTATCGATACTGAGACAACTAAAAAGTACGAAGTTTCCCTTTCGCAAGGAGAAGTTTTCACGTTAGATAGATTTATGCCTCACATGCTTAAAGCCGTAGTCAGCGACGTCAAATTCATAGAAACAAGCACCTACCACGAAGACAGCGACAGTTATAGAGTGTATAGAGAACCAGTAGAACAAAAATCATTCAGCATTACATAAGATGTTTGTAGAATTCACAGAAATACTAGGAACAAGCTCTAACGCTTTCAAAGGTAGCCACCATGAGAGAGTAGTAGCGATTAATGCGCAGAAAGTTCAAGCCTTCTATCCGCATATCGACTCAACTAGCACAATTATACAACTCAGGAGAGAGACAGTTAAAGTAAAAGAAGAATACGAAGACGTATTTAAAAATTTAGCATATGCCCTTAAAAAGACAGCTTAGCCCAATCCCCAGAGGCGCAACGCACGTTAAGTTAATCACCTCAGACCGCAAGAAAGCGTTTGACGAGGTTAAAAATATCGACTGTTACCAAGGTAGCCCGGGCAAGCTTACCTTCTTTAAAAAGACTAGAGAAAAACTTGTAGAGCTTAACTCTATTGAATTTGACGGCGTTTGGCCACCAAAAGAAGAAGGAGAAGAAGATAGGCCAAGGCTAGTTACATAAGCGTTGCCCCGATAGCTCAATTGGATAGAGCATCTGCCTTCTAAGCAGAGGGTTGCCGGTTCGAGTCCAGCTCGGGGTACCATATATATTCTCAGAATGAGTCCTCATGTGTTTAGAAGTAAAGTGTTAGGAAGGTTAAGGCATCAAGCTTATTGCAAGATCCAACCTTCTAAAACTCACGGAGTAGGGGTATTTGCAATCAAGGACATTCCCTCAGGGGTTTGTCCTTGGTTTACCCCGAATCATCATTTCTTTGGTGGTACCATCAGACTTACCAGTCACGAAATAAGTAAACTTGACGAACCAGTCCAGCAGATGCTCTTAGACTATAACTTGTTATCCAACAGAGGTCTTTTTGTTCACCCTGCTGATCTGGAAATGTTTCATATAACACAATTTCTTAATGCCTCAACTGAACCTAACTTAAACTTAGATATGGAAAGGGAGAACTCTTTTGAAACTATTAGAAAAATAGAAAAAGGAGAAGAATTGACTGTAGACTATCAAAAAGACCTTGAAGGGACTGAGTGGAGTTATAATTACAAATATTAATGATTAAACATAAGATACTTTTAGCCGTAACCAGCTTATCCTTAGCATATCTAGTAGGGTGGTCTAGCTATAATTACGCCCTTAAATTTATATCCTATCCGCAAACAAAGGCAGCATCTAAACACTCAAGCACTTCACGGCCTCCGTATTTAACAAAAAAGGAACGAGATGAGTACAAGATATATTTAATGGAGCAAGCGACTGAAACAAGCTTTATGCTTTTTGGCGAATGGAAATTGTCTAAAGTATTTAAAAAGACTATAACGCAATTAGAAAAAGAGGACAAAAACCTCAATAACTAAGCATGAAAAGAAAAAATTATGATATTCTTCCCGAGGAGTGCGAGGAAGATTACATGGTCTGGTTTTGGTAATGAGAGTAAGCCTCACAGAAGAAGACTACGCAGTTGTTTCTTTTGCCGGAGAAGCGAAAGTCTCCATCAAGAGTGACAGTGAAGAATCTTCTGACTATTATATAAAATGGTTTAGAAGAAGAAATTCCTTTGAAGAGTATGAGTTCATAGGGGATATGACGGTCACAACTGGTACATGGGGAAGCCATTTCTTTGAAGAAATAGAGCAATGGAAGGTAGAGTTCTGGAAAGACGATAAGTTAATTCGCATTTTCGACAACCATCTAGCCAACAAAGATGTTATCCTAGTAGCGAAGGGAAAAGAGGACAAAGCCGTGGACTTTGAATTGGTAAAAAAGTATTGCACAGAGAAAGTGAACGAGTTTAATTGTAACCTAAAAGTATATTTCGAAGGGAGCTCTTCTTTTGACTTTTCCAACTTAAACTTTAATCCCCTAAGGTTAAACGACGACATTCCAGATATGTATTATGGATTAGAGAAGGAGTTTTAATATGAGTAACCTAATTTACACAAGGGAAAAATCGCTGCCAACTAAGGTATGCGATAAAATCATAAATAAGTTCGAGGAATCCCAAGACAAAGGTGAGGGTATTTCTGGCAGCGGGTTGAACCATTCAATCAAAAGGTCAACGGACTTGATGATCCACGAACAGCTAGACGACAAAGACTGGGCTTACATATACGACTACCTCAGAGAAGAGTTATTGCACTCTTTAGTCGAGTATCTCTCAAAATATCCTTGGAGAACCATGAAATCCGAGTATTCTAGCAAACTTTGCCTCGTCAGAACAGCTCAAGGCAGATTTGGAGCAGTTCGGTGTGGAAATCCTCATATGCAAATACAAAAATATTCAGACGGTGGGGGGTATTATGCTTGGCATCATGAGCAAACTAACGAAGACCCCACCATGAAAGATAGACAAATGGCTTTCATTTGGTATCTAAATGACGTTAAGAAAGGAGGGGAAACAGAATTTATGTTTCAAGATGTCAAAGTCAAACCAAAGGCTGGTGTATCTGCTCTATTCCCAGCGTTTTGGACGCATCATCATAGAGGCAATCCTCCCGGAGAGGGAGAAGAAAAATATATCGTTACTGGCTGGATAGAGAGTCTTGACGAGGAAAATGTTTCTTTAGAATTTCCTCAAGACTATTTTGTATAATGCGAGTACTGGATAAAAGCTCTCCACTTATAATCCAGACCAGTAGGTTTTCTAATTTTGAAAAATACCTATCATCCCTTTCTAAACCTTGTTCTTATGCAACCAAGCGAGCCTTAGCAAAAGTTTCGAAATCTCACCCCGAAATAAAATATGAACCCGTAAGATTTGACCCAAAAGAATGCAGGGAGTTTATGGATCTCTGGGCGGACTGTAACGGCTGGAGTTGGGGAGATTGGTACGGAGAAGAAGAGCTTCAGAGCCTGCACGACAGAGGTATACTACATTGCTTTAGCTGTGGAATCGCTTATCATTTTGTTTTGAAATGGGGGAACTATGTTTATTGCAACTCTCCCTTATACGACACAAAACAATTCAAGAAGATAGGTATTGGTAAATGGATGTGGATCAAGCTAATTGAATATTCAATTAACAATAAGTGGGGCGACTATATAGACCTGATGGGGCCAGAGGGTTTTAATACTTTCGGAGAGGTTATCGCAAACAGAGATAAAACAAACGAACCGGGAGATTTTGGCTACAAATGGAGCCTTGTACCAGAAGATATAAAAGAAGGAAGAGATAATACCCTTGACCATTTAGAAATAGTATCAGAAAAAACCTTTTGCTGGAAAGGGGTCTGCTTACCTCCGAAGCCAACAAAACTATTAATCATAGCTCACCCAGACGATGAAGCTATTTTTTTTGGAGACTGGTTGATGGAAAACGGTAGGGACACCAAAGTAGTTTGCCTTACATCTTCAATGGATTATAATGTTTGGTATGGGCACAACAAGAACCAAACTAGATTTAAAGAGCTAAAAGACTGTTTAAAAAAAGCGGGAGTTAGTTATTTTGAGTGTTTAGGAGTGATTACTCCAAGTTTGAACACTTTTCCAAGAAAGCCTTTCTTTAGAGATTTTTTAAATAAAATAAATAAAGAAACAAATTGGGAAATGGTAGTCACGCATAACCAACACGGAGAGTATGGACACATGCAACATATAGAAACTTTTGATATAGTTAAAGACGTCTTCCCTAATGATAAAATTCATATATATAAGAACTCAAAGACAAAACTACCAACGAACAGAAAACAAATATTACTAGATCAGTATGTTAGCCAGCAGGAGAAGTGCCTCAAAGAGATTAGGACTAGCGAATGGACAGGCTCAGACTGGTACAAGCATACAGTTGGTAAAAACATGATAGATTACGAGTCAATAGAAAAACTGGAAGACACGAAGACCTCCTTTCGTATTGTTTCGTATTGGGGCGGCTCTAACGACTATACCACTGTTGACTTTATTAAAAAATTATCTGAACAATTTTGTCTTCGCGGGCACAAAAGCGTGTTTTCTAGAGTCTTTAATAGCTGGCCTTGGGATCCTGATATATTCTTAGTGTTTAGGAGGGATGACGCTGAGGAATGTATAAGAAACAATAGGGATTTCTACTATTTCATAGACGATGAGGCCCTATTAAATGAACAAAATTTTGAAGAATATCATGAAATTATTGATAAATCAGTAAGAAGCTTTACCAGAACTTGGAAAATGAGAAACCAAATAGGAGATAAAATTAATTTAGTTTGGGTTCCTAGGGAAAGAAGTTGGGATATATTGACTAAGAAAGTAGAAGCCCACTTACTTATGGGCCTTATTAGCGCCACCTTAGCTCAGTCCGGCAGAGCATCCGATTTGTAATCGGAAGCGCCTTGGTTCGAATCCAAGAGGTGGCTCCAATTTAAAAATGATTAAAATAGAAGAAGGTAAGAATTATTTAGTTACAGGAGGGAGTGGCTTCTTGGGCCAAGAGCTGATAAGCAGAATCCTCAGTATGCACGGCAGAGTAACTATAGTAGCCAGAAACGAAGGGGAATTAATAAAAACTAAACAAAAGTTCCCGGATATAGAATACTATACAGGAGATATATCAGACAAGTTTGCCCTTAAAAGGTTCAAAGATATTCAAGGTATATTCCATTTGGCCGCGTTTAAGCACGTTGGTTTAGCGGAATCTCAAGCAAGGGAATGTGCTCTTTCTAATGTTTTAGGTTCTCTAAATGTACTAGAGCATGCGGTAGACATTGGTGTAGAATTTGTAGTAGGAATAAGCACAGATAAAGCCGCCCAAGTTAGAGGAGTCTATGGAGCCTCTAAACTCATTATGGAGAGGGCCTTCGCTCAATTTGAGAAGGACTATCCAGAAATACAATTCAGAACGGTTAGGTATGGAAACGTTTTATACTCAACTGGATCTGTTCTTTGTAAATGGAAAGAACTGCTCGAACAAGGGAAACCGGTTACGGTTTCAGAACCAGAGGCTACAAGATTCTTCTGGACGATAGATCAAGCAGTTGACTTAATTTTTGATTGCATGCGTAACGCTGAGAACTGTGCCCCGCATCTTCCCGAGATGAAGTCAATGAGCATATCCAATTTACTTGAAGCGATGGCTTCTAAATATCTCCCAGAAGGCGAGGCCCTAGTAGTAATTCAAACAGGTTTAGGCAAAGGGGAAAATTTCCATGAAAGAATTTTAGAGAGCGGTCCATCTTCAGACGAAACAGAACAATTTACCATAGACGAAATCAAAGAATTAATATGAGTAAAAAAACTAAAAAAAAACCAAGAGACCATTATGTAAAAGATGGAAAAAAAGTTTCGACCAAAAGGAACCATAGCGAAACTTATGATAACGAAACATATAAGCACGTAAAGGCAGGCGGCATGGTTGGTGCCGCAGGTAAGGGTGACGCAGATAGGACTTCAGACAGAATCTCTTTTAGAGAAAACTACGACGAAATTTTTAAAACAAATGAAGATAAGCCTTCTTGAAGCTAAAAGTACTCAAATAACTATAAGTTTTGATAAGCCTAGGGAGGTTAACCGGGAGGCTCTCACGGTTTCTATTTTTAATCAAGATAAAAAAAGAAGACTGCTTTGTCGATATACTTACGATAAACAAAACACACCTAAAGAAAATGTAGGCAGGGCTTGGTTCTTTCAGAAAGAATTTCTATATGAGAGATTTTTAAGAATAGAAGCTACGCAAGGAGACGAGATCGACTCTTTAATAGTAGATCAAAAATATATAAACCTCCATCATCTTTCTAATTTTTATGATTCAGACGAGCTCGATAAAATAAAAGAAACAGGAGAGATCCCAGACAGCCTAAAGAGAGGAAGCGCTGAATTAGTTTTTAGCAGCCCATCAGATTATTTTAAAAAAAACAAGCCCGCAACCAAGCCCTTTATTATAGCCTTGAACTACGGACACGGGCAAGGAGATGTTCTTTGCGCAGAACCAACAATAAGAAAGATTTCAGAGGCTTTAAGCAAGAAAGTCTGCGTTACCACAAAGAGGCCTGAAATTTTTTTAAACCACCCGAACGTAGATAAAATATTCTTACCTGAAGAAGAAAATTACTCATCGCCTTTTGAGAAATTAGAGCTTTTCGATAGGCTTAAACTCTCTCCCGCTTCAAGTGGTCTCATCTATAGGTGGGCAGCGGGTAATCATGTAATGCGTTATGCCTTCGCTGCTGGCTTTTCCTTGAGAGAGAACGAAAGGACAATTAAGTATTACCCATATCAACCAGAAAGAAAATATCGATATCCACACCTAGAAGATTATGTAGTATGCGCGGTTTATGAATCCTCCCCCTTGAGGTTTTGGAGCTTTGATAAGTGGAACAAATTGTTTAGATTGCTAGGTCAGCAAGGAATAAAGGTTGCGGTAATAGGCTTTACAGGAGACAATAAAAAAAGAAACGATTTAGAGTTCTTTAATGCAAACCACACAGAGGAACTAGACTTTTCCAAAGTCTTAGATCTTACAAATTTATCCTTTGAAGACAACTACCACATAATAAACGAATCCAAACTCTTAATAACAACAGATACAGTGCCTTTACACATAGCTGGTGCGACAGATACTTGGATCGTTACTGTGGGCTGTCATATAGCTCCAGATGTTATTATGCCGCATAGACATGGGTCTCAAAAATATAAAGCTTTTTATCTTTCTGGAGGTTGCACTAGGTTCTGTGGTTCCGATATAAGTTATAGCATGGACCCTAATAAATTCTTTAAAAATAAGAGGCACCCTGCTGCCGCAGCAATTGGCTTTGATAGCTACGCCAGTGCGGATGCCGAATGCCTTAAGGCCTTTGATAAACCTTACTGCCACCCGGAAGTAGATGCTGTTTTCGAAAAAGTAAAAGAAATATATAAATGACCTATCAGCCAACATTTTATGAAAAAGCAAAAACCCCACCGGACTCGGAACTAGTGGAAGTGGAACTTCAAGACGGCGCACCGCTAAAAGAGAACACAATACATTTGCAATTGAACGGGGAACCAGAGTTCCCTTTATCTATTTCTTTTTTTAACGAAGAGAACGAGCTAATCGAAAGGAGTATCTTCGATGGATGGAATAAAGATAGCCGAGGAAACACCTGTAACATCTCAGGCCCTTTCTGGATTGGAAACGACTCTTTTCTATACAGTCAGTATATAAGGATGGAAGTTGGATGTGTAAACAAAACGTGCCCACCTTTAATGATAAACCAATTTCACGTAAACTATTCTCACATTTGCAACTTTTATAATTCAGAAGAACTCAAGAAGTTTAGACAAAGCGGGAAATACCCTACTAGTCTAAAAAAAGGAAGCGCGGAGTTAATTTTCACTAACTTTTTTAAATATTTAAAAGAAAACAAATTTAAGGAGAAGCCTTTTGTTATATTCTTAGCTTATACTGGGGGAATCGGAGACGTTTTCTTAGCTGAACCGACGATAAGAAAAATTTCAAACGCTATAGGCAGAAAGGTTTGGGTTGTAACCAAAAGACCTCAAGTATTTTTCAACCATCCTAACGTAGATAAAATATTTATACACACCAAAGAGTTAATAGATCACTCCGATAAGCAACATACCAAAGCTGCTTTCTCTCAATCAAGCAACGGATACCACGGACGAAAAGTGCCGCCGACGGAGAACGAAGACCTCTACGATCAGCTTATACTAAAACCTCAAGAAGCCAAGGAAACTAATATTATGTTTAAGTATACCTGCTATGATCATGTAGGCAGGGCCGCTAATTTCGCTGGCTTCTCTTTGACAAACAAAGAAAAGAGCATGAGGTATTACCCAACTAACCCCATAAAAAATAAAGAATACTCCCACCTTGAAGACTATGTGGTGTGCTCTGTTAACTCGTCCTCCCCCTTAAGATTCTGGAGTTTCGACAAATGGAACAAACTATTCAGACTCCTAAAGGAGAGTGGTATAAAAGTTGCCGTCGCAGGACGTCCAAAATTCGAACCAAATAACAATGATAGCAACTGGGTAACTAACACGAACTGGGAGTGTCCAGATAAATTTACCCCAAATCACACAGAAGAAGTTGACCTTTCAGGCGTACTAGATCTTACGGCAACTAACAATTCATTAGAAGATCAATACCACATGATAAACCAATGTAAAGTTCTCGTAACCACAGACACAGCGCCGCTGCACATAGCCGGAACCACGGACACTTGGATAGTCTTAATAGGGGCTCAGTATCACCCAGAGTTTATTATGCCGTACAGGCACGGATCTCAAAAGTATAAGAGTATTCATGTCCCCGGCAGTTGCACTAGGTTTTGCGGCTCCGATATATCTTACAGCGTAGACCCTGAAAAATTCTTTAAAAATGCGACTCTAAAAACTGATTTTGGCTGCTTTGCAACGCAAGACCAGTTTTGCTTTGAGTCTTTTGATGAACCACTGTGTCACCCAGATCCGAATACTGTTTTTGAGAAAATCAAGGATATCTTTTATAAATAAATATGAAGGTAGCAATATGTTTTGCGGGCATACCGTACTATATAAGACAAAATCAAAGGTATTGGCAGGAACTTATAGAAAAGCATGACGCAGACGTTTACGCTAGTTTATGGGACGAAGAAAACGTATACCAAGAAGGAGACACCATAGAAGCCTTTAAAAAGGCGTACAATCCAGTAAAGCTAGAAGTAGAAAACCAAAGTGCTTTCTTAAAGAGCTTTGCGTCAATAAACCAAGAATACGTAGAGTCACCTGAATATTTTACCGATGCAATAGATTTTGCGCATAAGAACGGAAGACCTTACTCAACTCTCTATAAAATATGGAGAGCTAACCTGTTTGCGTCAGAAGGAGACTACGATGTCATAGTAAGAGCCGAAACCTCCAGTTCATATCCAGACATGGAAATCGTAGAACACGACTCCATAAGCTTACCTTACTGGCATCATGTCTATCCAAATGGTCCCGTGCGCACTGTAAACCTCAATAACTGGGTCGCTTTTGGGCCTCCTTACTTGATGGATTATTATTGTTCCGCTTTCTTAAAATTAAGAAAATACTACGACGAATGCTTCGTGCAACCAGTAGAAAGTATAATTAACCATCATTTATTTCAAAGACCAAATATACAGCTGAGATTTTTCTTCTCAAGAATATACAGAAAAGGGGTCATTAACTGGAACGGTGGTAAATATAATGAAAAAGTCATTTTACCAGAACCTTGGTACGATACGGTTGGCAGGCTAGGTGGATCAGACGAGCAGCATGACGACGGAAATTGGACAGGGAAAGATACGTTCGATACGTGTTTTTTGAACAAAAAAGGAGCTGAAACCGCTTCGGTGAAGATGGCGAAAGGACCCGTCAACATAACAAAACCTGATATTACCTCTAAAAAAGAAGACAGTTATCAAAAAGTCCATGGCTTTAGCGCAACAGACAAAGCCAAATTAGACTTTAGTAGACCAACACTAGACGAAGACGGAAACTGGAACTGCGAGGATAATTGGATACAATATGAAAAGACAATGAACGATTATAATTGACCTTTCATTAAGGTTTTGCTATAATAATCTTATATGCCAAGAAAGAAAAAAAACTCAGAGCTTGCAAGAAGATATCAAGCAGCCTATGAAAAGCTATACGATGGGCTACCTCTATGGAAAAAGGACGCAATAGAAAAGAATCATGAAAGAATTACCAATGAGCTTGCTAAAGATGTAGCAAAACTAGCAGAAAAAGAATAATGTATTACTTATGCGACATAAACAAATTAGATAAGCTCGGCGATGAGCTAAGGCTTAATGACTATTATTTCTTTCCCAAAGGGCTTTCTGAGGATGAATGCCTCAAAGTCATAAGAGATCACTCTAGCTCCTTAAGCCTATCCGGTCAAGAGCATACCAACCAAGATAAACACAACCAATCTACCCGCATAGACTTTTCTCCAGATAATCTTTGGTTGTACGAGAAGCTCTCTTCTTATGCAATGGAAGCAAATAGTTCTTGGGACTTTAACATCACTGGTTTCTCAGAGGGTCTTGAATTAGTTAAATATTCCGGAGAGACCAGAGACTCGGACGCGCCAAGAATAGATATAGGAGATAACTTCAACCCCAACTTCAAACAATACAGAAAAATAAGCTTTTATGTCTCACTTAGTAAAGAGGAAGATTACGAAGGGGGAGATCATTTGATTCATAATTACGGGACACCATGTTACGCACAAAAAGAAATTGGAGCAAGCGTGTTTTTCCCTTCTTGGATGCTAAACGGAGTCACCCCCGTTACTAAAGGGGAAAAGTACTGCCTACGGGGTTGGGTTTTTGGGCCTCACTTTAAGTAAAATGGCAGAGATTATAGAATTTGTTTCTCAATCATTAGGCGACAACATAGCGTGGTCGCCTTATTGCTACGAATACCACAAGCTTACAGGTAAAAAATTATTCATAAAAACAAGATGGGCAGAACTGTTCGAAGATATTGAGGATAAAGTTAGGTTTCTTCCTTGCCAAACCATACATCAGTTTCACGTAACCAAAGAAAGCCACCCAAACGGACTACCAGAGCTTCTAGGTAAAGGGCCAGACGGAGAATTTAACGTCAATTGGAGAGACCAAATAGTTAAAGCTAACCTAGGCCAAATAGATGACCTGAAAAAGGTAAACTTTTTTTTAAATAAAAAAGTTAATATTCAGAAACAGATATGCGACCAATTACACTTGCCCTATAAGCCAATAACACCAACAATTTCTATTAAGGGGTCTGAGGGGTATACGGTCCCAAAGTCTAAGTATGTCTGCATCTCAGTACAAAGTACAAGCAAATGCAAGCTGTGGCACGAGCAGGGGTGGGACAAAGTAGTCAGGTTTCTAAAAACTAAAGGGTATAAAGTTTTATGTATAGACGCAGAATCATCATGGGGCGTACCAAATGATTTCAACTTTATGCCTAAAAAAGCTATTAATGAGACTGGTCGTTTTCCGATAGCAAAGAGGGTAAAACAACTAATAAACTGCGAATTCTTTATTGGTCTCAGCTCTGGCCTTAGTTGGCTTGCTTGGGCTCTAGGAAAGAAGGTCGTTATGGTTAGTGGCTCTACCCATAAGGAAAACGAGTTTGATTGCTTTAGGGCTCAGAACGAGTCGGTTTGTCACGGCTGTTTAAATGATGAAGATTTAAATTCCTTTGATGAAATAACTCAGAACTGGTCTTACTGCCCAAGAAACAAAAAGTTTGAATGCCGAAGGAGGATATCGTTCGACATGGTAAAGGAGAAAATACTAGAATGCATAAAACAATAGAGCTTCCAACTAAAGATACCTTTAGTAAACTCAAAACAAAAGAAGGACTGTCTACTTTGATTGCTGAAATGAACACAGTAAAAGGAGACCTTATCCTTACCTACGATAAATTAAATCTGTTTGCAGATCCCTACTTATCCGACAACGGAAATGGCTGGATTAGAATAAACACTCCCTTGAATCAGTCTGCGGAAGTCGATATAGATAAGGCGAGATTCGTTTATTTAGCCAAAGACCTTGCGTTCGCTCAGGACATTTATGCTATTGTTCTCGATGGCGGCTGGCGATACTATACCAACTTACTCGTAGCAGATATAACAGATGTTTTGAAAGTGAGGGTCTATGCATAAGTCTATTTTTAGTTTTTTTTGTGGAGCGCATGACGCGAACCTCTCCGTTTATGTAGACGGCAACCTCTATACCATAGAACTCGAAAGAATCTTCGGTAACAGACACTTTCGCTTGAACCATCTTATGCTGACGATTGATGCTGAAGACCAAACGAGCCTGTATGGAGAAATATGCATTTACCTTAAGAAATTGTTGGAGTCAAGAGGGGTCTTTCGTCCTAGTTTCGATGTAGGGCTATTTGAGTGGTATACGCCAGAAGAACTTACTAAATGTATGGTTGACTTTTTTGACATTAAAGAAGTTCACGTGCAAGATGGCAGCTACTCCGAAGAGTTCGTTGAGAAAATGAAACTTAAAGGGTCCAAAGGTGACTTATGTTGGCACCACAGAGCTCACGCAGCAGGAGCTTTTTACTCCAGTGGATTTGATGAGGCTTTAGTTGTTAGTCATGATGGAAGCGGTAACGATGGTTCATTTTGTGTTTATGAAATGAGTAAGGAAAACCCAAACCTTAATCAAATAAACGAGTATGATTTAACACCATTCCCTACAAAGTACGCCAGCCTTGGACGATTCATTTCCGAAATCAAAAAAGCTCCCGGACCTTTACTATCTAACCTTACTAATGCAGGTAAAGTTATGGGTTTATCTGCTTATGGTTCGTTAAGCGAGGATTATATGAGACGTATTTTGCCGTATTTTGAGTCAGATCCATACGAAGTGAACCTTGATTTTTTGGAGAACTTCGGGGACCTCAAGGTGGACGAATTTCAGGGCAAAGAGTCCTACGATCTTGCTTTTTGCGCCCAACTCGCCTTTGAGCAGTGCACTTTAAAACGTTTTTATAAATTTTTCGACGAGAAAAAGCATAAAAATGTCTGCATTACAGGTGGTGGAGCACTAAACGTATTGCTAAACGAAAAGCTAAGCAAAACTCATCCAAATACTAATTTCTTTGTTCCCTGTTCCCCGGGTGACAGCGGCCTGTCTTATGGCATGATAGCTAACTACCTCAAAAAGGAAGTTGCTCCAGAACTTATGTATACTGGATGCGAGATTCTAGATAAAGAAACCTTGCCTTATATACTAGATCATAGGCCTTGGGAAAAAGCAACACCACAACTTATAGCAAAAGAGCTAGAAAAAGGTAAGATTATCGGAATTTGCCGTGGCAATAGTGAGACTGGCCCAAGAGCTTTAGGTAATAGAAGTATACTAGCTGACCCAAGAAGCCACCAAGCTAAAGATATTATCAATAAAAAGGTTAAATTTAGGGAGTGGTACAGGCCCTTTGCCCCAATATGCAAGGAGGAGTCAGCTTCCACATATTTCGAGACTTCTAGCAACGTAAACTATAAGTATATGTCGTACAGTCCTCCCGTAAGAAAAGAATTCAGGAATCTGCTCCCTGCTGTTACCCACATTGACGGCACATCTAGACTACAAACACTTTCGGCTGACCAAAATGGATTCGTTTACGAGATACTAAACGAATTTGAAAAAATAACAAATATACCCGTATTAGTAAACACCTCCTTTAACAGTAGAGGCAGATCTATACTGACAAGATATCTAGAGGCCACTAAGGTGCTAGATTCTACAGAACTCGACGCAGTAGTGTTAGAGGATTACTATGTTTATAAATAGATTATGATAATGTTCAAAAGCATATCAAAAGAGGTTATCAGATTCTCTGTAGAGGAACCACTAGAAGGCGTTGTAGTTCGCGTTAAAGGCCTCTATTCTCCTGCGGAGGAGGCTACTCCTATATACGACGCTACCTTTAAGTCAATGTCAAACGAGTATGTTCATTTTGTACGTCATTCTGATTTTTTAAGCTATCCCTATTTAAAACTTATTCTTGAAAAAGATAAAAAGAGCATATCAGAAATCTTAATACAAGGAGATAAAGTATGGTCGTTATCTAATTATTTTTCTGTCTCAGAACTAAAAGAAATAAACAAAGTCGAAGGAGACTATAATCCGATATTCCTACACGAAGAGTACGGTAGAGCAGATCAGATCCCCGAACTAAATACTATAGTAGATCTTGGCTTTAATTGTGGTTGGTTCGCTTTGTTTAGCTCCGATAAGGCTCAAAAATATATAGCAGTTGAAGCGGACGATAGGATAGCATCAATGGGACCAATTATAAACAAGAAAAATAAACACAAAATAAAGCTCATCAATAAAGTCTTCCATGACACGAACGACCAAGATATAATCTTTCATTTAGCTCCTCTTAACCATTCTGGCACAAACTGCATCTCCCAGCCGAAAGGTAGCTCATGGACGCCTGATTACGAAGAGTCAGTTAAGAAAAAAACAATAAATTTACCAGAAATAATAAACAGTCACGATATAGACTACATAGACTTACTGAAGGTAGATATAGAAGGAGCAGAGTCCTTCTTGTTGAAAGAGCCTAATCTTGAGGTTATTTTAAATAAAGTTGGCATTATTTTAATGGAATTACATGGTGAGGATAATCATAATGCATTTAGCGGCGACATAATACAAAAACATTTTAATAAAGATGTTCTTAAAAAACGCAACGAAGGAGGATGGGCAAGCACTATAAGACTAACCAAAAAACCAGAGTTAAGTATTTTACAATGTATCAATACAAAGCAAAATTAATAAGAGTAGTAGACGGAGACACAGTAGACGCACTAATTGATTGCGGGTTCAGTACCTTCAAGAAGGAGCGCATTAGACTGTATGGCATAGACGCACCAGAGAGCCGCACAAGAGACAAAGCAGAGAAGAAAAGGGGTCTCGCAGCTAAAGCTCGATTGAAGGAATTAATTAAGGAAGGGAAGAATGAATTTATTGTAGAGACTTCTATCGATAAGAAGGGCAAGTACGGCAGGCTACTTGGGGAGCTTTTCAATCTGTCTGGTGCTGGGACAAGCTATAATCAAACCTTAGTAAAAGAAGGTCACGCAACAGAATATTACGGAGGAAAAAAGAAATGACAACAATAGCAACAAACGGGTGTTTTGACTTGATTCATGCTGGCCATGTTTCTTTTTTGCGAGAAGCCAGAGAACTTGGAGACTACCTTATTGTTGGATGCAACAGTGACCGATCAGTCAGAGAGTTAAAAGGCTCTACTCGCCCCATAAATAATGAAAAAGACAGGAAAGCTGTTCTTGAAGCTATAAGATGGGTAGATGAGGTTCGAATATTTGATGAAACAGATGCTTGTAATTTT